CATTCCAACAGTCCGTTCGGGACGCCCGGTGTTGATTACAGCGCCGGAACCGAAGTCTTGAAAGTTCCGCTCTATAAACAAAATTCGCATCAGGCCTCTGCCTGTTTAAGTGTTTTTGACCCACAATTCGGCTCCAAGAGAAGCTCTCTCTTGGTAAAAGAGGCAAGATGACTCAAGTGAGTCATTGGTCTTCTGTTCATGTTTACGGCAACATTTATGATGCGAGTTGGAATACCCGCGTCTTTCATAAGAGCGTCTTCAGACATGGTGAGAAACTCCGATTGATTTGAAGATATCAGAAAAAAGACACGGCGTCCGTTCGATCCAGTCAACGTCAATGTTTTTAACAGTGTCGCGCCAGTAGGTTTCGAAGACATGGATGGCGATTGAGCCGAATACGCGGCGCTTTGCTTCATTGTGCAGAGCTGGATCGAATAGCCACGGACAAGACAGATCAAGTGGGCAGGCCGTCTGATGACTGAGAGCCACGAAGCTGTCGCTCAGATCATCACGCTTCGACAGTTCAACAGGCAGCAAAACACCACCGTTCGCCCATGTGGGTGATCGCAGCGCGCCGGGAATGGCGGCAAGCCATACGCCAATGAAGGCGTTCTTTGCCTGCGCAACCATCAACGCATTGCAGATGGATGATCTGGATTCATTTTCATAACTGATAACAAGCCTGTTGTGGTTCTGGGCGATGGCACGCAGATCATCAACATCCATGCGCAACAGCATGTCCGTGTCCATGTATATGCCGCCATGCTCATACAGGATCTGAAGCCTCATCACATCGGACATGTATTGAGGGTGCTTTATATCGACCCCGCAAATCTGCGTTGGCAAGTCGATGAACTCAATTTCCGCACCAGCGAGAGCCGCACTAACACGCATCTTGAAACTGGACTTTGGTTCATTAGTCCACACGACAATCTCATCATGTGGATGATGCTTGCGCGCCAACATGACAGCAGCGTGATTGACGAGCGACCACGGGCGCGTTCGCTCAGTCACGGGATAAATGAAGTGAATCATTGATTTTTATCCAATGCGATGCGGGCAATCTCATCCGGAGGAATTTCATTCAACCATGTTCCATCCTCACCCCAACTGTGAGGATGCGAAATTATTTGCAGGGCGCGTTGATATCGATCCAACAAGGCCTGATGCGAATTTTGTTTATAGAGCGGAACTTTCAAGACTTCGGTTCCGGCGCTGTAATCAACACCGGGCGTCCCGAACGGACTGTTGGAATGGAAAGACAAGAACCTCGTCACGCGACCATCATCTCCGAAGAAAGTGTGCAAGTAGGCTGATGGACTTGGATTTCTGTGCCGCATATCTTTAACCATCATTCCCTCTTATGCTCCAGCGCCAGTCGCAGCGCCTGCTCGACCTGCTCGAGCTGCTCCTCGCTCATGTTCTCAAAGTTGATCGTGCGCTTTGCTTCAAGCTGAATCGGCGCGCCATTCGCGCCAGTGATTTCGGTGGTCGTGCGATCACCGTAAATGCGCGGGGCCATCTTCATCGCGCGCCACTGCTTTGTCGAAATCTTGACCTTCATCGACTGATAGTTTTCTTCAGTCGTCTTCTTCGCAAGATCTTCGATTTCATCAACGAGAAAGTCGGCGAGACCCTCTCGCGCACGCGCGCACCTCGTACGAAATTCTGGATGCGCTTCCATCCAATCGTAGACAGTCACGCGCGACGGCATATGCTTGTCTTTGCAAATGGCTGTCAGGTTTTCTCCATTGATCATGCGGTGACAGATTTCAGTGGCGGTCGCTTCGTTGTAGCCGGACGGACGCCCAGCCCTTCGCGGCGGGATGATTTCGTCCGGCTCAAGGATTTTGGCCTTCTTACCCCGTGGCATTCGGCCCCTCGTATCGCTGGATGATCTGCAGCACGCGCTGGCGCGTCAGCCCGGCGACTTTTCCGATCTGCGCCAACGACTTGCCCGCGCGGTGCATGATCATGATATGCGCCGAGCGCTCCGCCTTCAAGATGTTGAGCTGCCGCTCCAAGGCGGCAATCTGCTCTGAAGTTTTCGGCAAAACTGCCTCTGGTGTGCTCAAGATCGATCTCCTGTGATTTTTTCAACGTACACCCCGGCAAGTCGCTTGACAACACGAACATTGTTCAGGTAGGAGGATTGCACGGTCGCAGTGACCGATGGAGACCATGACCATGAAATTCGCCAACCATTTCGGATACTCTGACGTGAACCCCTTTGAAGTCGTGCGGGAGGTCAGCGACAAGACCTTGGAAATCCGCGCAATGCACGCCGTGCGTTCCAATCCCGAGAACAACCTCGGCTTCGCGCCCGGCGGCTTTTTCGGCCACTGCTCGCGGCAAGATGAACAGGAGTGGACCATCACCCCCGACACTGAGGGTCGCGTGATCCGCATCCGCCTCAACAAGCGCGGCCAGTGGAAGGACAAGTGGGGCAACCACTACGGCCTCGCCGACAAACCTCGTAAATTTCACGATTACAATTTCTGAGGGGGCTTCGGCCCCTTTTTCTTTGACAAGGCTGTTGACAAGCGAACATTGTTCAGGGTAGAAGGATTGCACGGTCGCAGTGACCGACGGAGACCATGACCATGATCGACTATCGCATTGAAGACATCGAGATCACCATTGGTGGTGCCGATTACTGGGCCAACGGCAGCGTCCACGTTGACACTGTGGACGTCGCGCGCTCCGCCTCTGTCGGCGAGCCCGGCGGCGTCGAGGTCACCGGCTATGGCCGCATGGACGTTGTCCTGACCTCGGTCGAAGACGGCTCCGAATCAGCGGACCTGATCCTGCACGCCGGCAACCCGATCTTCGACGCGATCATCGCTCAGGTCGCAAATCACATCGACGAAACCGTAAACTGAAAGGAACGACCATGACCTATCTCGTCAAAACTTTTTTCACCTTCACGCCCACCGAGTGGGAGATCTTTGTGGATCGGTTGGAGGGAGCGCCGGGCGCGATCACGGAGGCGCTCGACTGCGAATTGGACCTGATCGGCAGCATTGAGACCCACGACGTCACGTCGAACCGTGTGACGATTTTCTGCCCCGTCGATGCCCGCCGCGTCCTTGTCGACGCGCTTGAGGGATCAACCTATCTGGCGCGCTGCGCCGACGCCGTCGAAAACGGGGAACTGACATCAGGCAGGCTGAAGCGACTGCGGGCCGCCGCCCGAAGCGCCGTCGCCAAGCTGCGCGACGCGGGCATCCCCTGCAACAACGTGCCGCTCCTGTAAAGGGTGTTGACAATCAACTTTTGACTTCGTAAAAACCACGCGCGGTCGCTGATGACCGCCCAATTTGGAGACCATGACCATGACCAGCATCGTTAAACTTTCGATCAAATTCGTGTGCGGCAAGGCCAAGCTCGGGGGCTTGGCAATGATCGTCAGCGACAACATCACCCGCTTCGCCACAATGGAAGAGGCCGTCAGGATCAGCAAGTGGTGCAGGGAGCAGGGGCACGGGGTCGAGGTGACCCTGTTGGAGCCATGCACCCTCGAGGAGGTCAAGACAGACATCGCCGATCACATTGCCTCCGGCGCGTGGAAGCCAGACCACCGGCAAAAAATTGAAGACTGATCGGCAAAATTCGCCGGATTATTCGCCGCGATTTATTCGCGGCGATTTTTTTTTGGCAAATTTTGTAAAGGCTGTTGACACCGAAAATTGTTCCGGTTAGAAATTTTTCACGGTCGCTGATGACCGCGACTTCTGGAGACGACCATGACCGTTACCTACGACAACGAGGGCTACCGCATCGACCCCACCTTCCGCGAAAACTGCGTCAAGTGCGCCGGGCGCGGCCAGTTCATCTCTTGGTCGGGCCGCTCGCTCGGCAAGTGCTTTGCCTGTGATGGCGTTGGCCACAAGACCTTCAAGACCGACGCCGCCACCCGCGCCGGTAACCGCGCCAAGGCCGCCCAGCGCAAGATCAACAACGAGGCCAAGAACGAGGCGTGGGTGAAAGAGGCGCACCCGGCGCAGCATGCGTGGCTGGTCGCCAAGGCCCCGACCTTTGCCTTCGCCCAGTCCCTCCTCGACGCCGCGCGCAAATATGGTGAACTGACCGATGGGCAGGTGGCGGCCATCGACAAGTGCATCGCCCGCGACGCAGAGCGTCAGGCGGCTGCTCAGGCTCGCGCGGAGGCCGCGCCGACCGTCGAGACCAAGAAGCTCTTTGCCGCCTTCGACAAGGCCAAGGCGTCAGGCCTGAAGTACCCCAAGCTGCACCTGCAGGATTTGACGATCTCGCCCGCCGGCGCGAGCAGCAAGAACGCTGGCTCCCTCTACGTGAAGTCCGGCGAGACCTACCTTGGCAAGATCACCAACGAGAAGTTCTTCGCCTCGCGCGACTGCAACGACGCTGCCGCCCAGACGGTCGCCAGTGCCATCGCCGACCCTCTGGCCGCCGCCGTGGCCACTGGCAAGCTCACAGGGCGCTGCTGCTGCTGTGGCCGGGAGCTGACGGACCCCGTGTCCGTTGAGCGCGGCATCGGCCCCATCTGCGAGGCCAACTGGTTCTGAGGGGCTCCGGCCCCTCTCCTTCCCCCCAACCAACGGAGAATGCACCATGACCAAAGTGAAAAAGGGCGACGTTGTCGCCGTCAAGACGAACCACAGCTCGAACGACATTGGAACAATGAAGCGCAAGGCTTGGGTGACGTTCTCCCTTGCCCGCGCGGCGCGGTGCGACCGGAAGGGCCTCGTCGCCCGGATCCAGAAGCAGCCCAATGGACCCGATTACACGCTCGACTTCAATCAGACCGTGTTCCGGATATCTGACCCCGACAATCAGGCCGCCTCGGCGCGTCTCTTCGATGCCAATGGCGAGAACACCTATCCCGACATCGAGGCCATCAAGGCCGCGATCGTCGCCGAAAAAGAAAAAAACGTGTAAAGCCTGTTGACACCGAAAATTGTTCGGGATAAGACATTCTCACGGTCGCTGTTGACCGCAACTTCTGGAGATGACCATGACCGATCTCGCTTCCCTCGCCACCCTCCCCGCCGCTGATCGCTTCGCGATCCTCAAGGCCGACATCGACGCCCTCACCAAGGAACTCGAGAAGGCCCGCGCGGAGATCCTCGCCACCGGCTCCGACCGCGTCGTCGGCATCAACGCCATCGTCGAGGTCTCGCTGACCGAACGCGCCAGCTTCGACAGCAAGGCCGCCAAGGCCCTCCTGACCCCGGCGCAGATCGCCGCCTGCACCAAGACCTCCGACGTCCACACGCTGCGCGTCAAGGCTCGCACCGCCACTGTGCTCGCGTGAAACGCCCGCAGTAAGCGCGAGCACCAACCCCAGCCCCTTCAACCCGCAACCGAAAGACACCACCATGAACATCTTCACCGTCCGCGCCTACTTCGAATCTGGCGTCCACTCCGATTTCTCCTTCAACGACCTCGCGGACGCCGCGCGCTTCCGCGGCGAAGTCGTCGAGGCAGGCTTCGAAGCCAGCCTCTCGCGCAGCTCCCTCGACAAGCTGGGCAACCAGCGCATCGCCTTCGAAGCCATGCACAAAGCTCTCGCCGTCGCCCGCGACGCAGCCAAGACCCCCGCGTGATAGGGGGTCACCAATGACAAAAATCACGATCCGCTTCGAAAAGTCGCCCGACAACACGTTTGAACTGATCTACTGCGGCAAGGTCGTCGGCTGGACCCGCAAGGCGGTGTACCCCACGCGGCCCGGGGAGACGCTGTGGCGGGCGGTATCGGTCCACGGGGAAGTCCGCCACGCCCCCTCTCTCGACGCCGCACGATCGGCCCTCATGGAGATGTACCATTGAAACCCCTCCCCGACCT